AATTGCTTTAAAACGAGTGTACGACCGCTCGCCGTTAGATTTGACCTATCTACAATTCCGCAGGACCGCGTTTCTGGCCTTTGGCGATTGCGTCATGGTGCCCTGGTGCGGAATGATTTTGGGAATCGAGCGGGACGGTCACACCCATTCCTAGCATCGGGAGAACCTAAACCGCGATCTAAAATCAGTACTCCCTATATATACAACTCGAGAAGAGGGGTGTTCTAAAAAATTTTTGGGGAGTATTTACCAATATGCCAATATCTAGTAAGCTAAGTCCTTGATATATGGGCCTTTGTTGTATATTGGTACTGGATATTGGTTCTTATTGGCAAGTCAGTATCAATAGTGTATTCAGCCCTCCGTGATCTTCAAGTTTCTCTTTAATAAAAAGATCTCGAGGTATATTATAGGGGGATCATGCCTCGTAGAAAGCCAGCTCCTGTTAATCCAATCGTATCTCGGCCCCTTACTCCACGTCAGAAAAAGTTTGCTGAGGAAATAGTCTTGGGTCGCTGTTCCAACACTGAAGCCGCTCGTCGCGCTGGATATGCTGGGTCGTCGGCGGGTGTACGGGCTTGTGAGTTACTTGATATCGGGAAATTCCCTCATGTTGCTAATTACATTAACGACCTACGCTTAGATCTATCTAAGAAATATGAAATCACATACGAGAACCATATTCGAGACCTTGGTGATTTAAGAGATCGAGCAGCTGCGAACAATCAGTTTAGCGCAGCGATCAATGCTGAAACCAATCGTGGTAAAGTTGGTGGGTTGTATGTTGATCGGAAAGAAGTTCTACACGCGCACATCAACGCTATGAGTAAAGAAGATTTGATACGTCGTCTCGAAGAGCTGAATAAAGAAACAAATGGTGCGCTCAAAACTATCGTAGATGCAGAGTACGTGGATGTCAGCAAAACCTGAGTCACGACTTTGGAAAACGCTACGCGATGGCCTTACGGATATACACTGGACTCGAATTGAATCGTGGGCTGCTCCTGGCGTTCCAGATGTGAATGGTTGCGCTGAATTTGGGGAGTTTTGGATAGAACTCAAAGTAATAAAGAATAATCGGATAAAGCTGTCACCTCATCAGATAGCTTGGCATACATTAAGAACTCGAGTCGGAGGTCGTTCCTACATCTTAGCAAGGGAGGCAGCGAAGACTCCTTTGATTTTGTTTTCTGGAGAACAGGCAAAAGACCTACACGACAAAAAGATCAGTGAGATCTCACCGATGGCTAAGATCGAACACCCTTATGACTGGGCAAGATTCCGAAAAGCTCTGGAGAAAGGACGATAAATAAAGACGAAACAGGGCTTTATTCTGATTAAATGTTCCTTTATAGTTATTCATAGTTAAGCGGTTTTCGTTTAACGTGCCATTATAAAGGAGAAAGTCTCATGGCAAAATCTAACGTAACCTTTGATGTTTCTAAAGATTTCTTGGATAGTACCGAAGGTGCCCAGGATAAAGCGGTTCGTGTGTTTATTTCCGCGAATGTTAAAGCGGTCATCAAGCCTCAAGAGGTGGGCCAGTCTGCACCGTTCCTGCGTAAACAAGCAGGTAAACGGTTTGATATCTCGAAGCGTATAAATAAAGGCGGGAGTGCTAAAGAAATCCTCGCTTTTGCCCGTGCTAACGGTGGTGGCGAGCGAGATATATCTGCTCATCTTGCGGGTGGTTTCAGCCGTACCTCTAAGTTCTACGGTCAGTCAATCATAACTCTTCACGCGGTGTAGTTCCCTCCCTGTCTACACTCCCAACTGGCCCCGCTTCGGCGGGGTCTTTTTTGGTCGTCGTTTGTCAGTCGTCGTTCCGATCGTTCAGATCGTTAAGATCTTACCCATCCTGACCATGCCTACCCTAACCTAGCCTGACCTGACCCATCTATAAGATCCAGTAGATCTCCCCGATCTGAGTAAGCGCAATTAATCCGATGTATAAGATCTGAGTAAGCGCACTGGGATTAACACTGAGTAAATAGCAGTAGTCCTATAAACTGGGCGTTATATACTTAGGGGGTAGCGTTAATAAAGGCGTTACTAACCATGAGGGGTATTGAAATGGAAGATCAATTAAGCCGCCTAAAGTTATATGCTAAGACGGAGGCCATAGATGGGTACACTTACGAGGTCATGATCAATAAAGGGGTAACTGTTGAGGGTATCTCACCGGTAGACCCCCCTGATCCAAAAGCGGTGTACCTAGATCTTTGGGTCATTGACGAGGTAAATGGTATAACTCATGACCATCAAACCTTTGACCTTACTAGGTACTGTGAGCTGGTTGGCGCGGTAGGTGGCCCATCACGGCCTCATGATGTGGACTAAGTAAGACGTAAAGGGGCGGGTGTAAAAAGCTCGCCCCTTTATAATTAAAAAGTAGCGTTAATAAAGGCGTTACTAACCATAAGTAAGAGGGACTATAACGATGTCAAATAAATTACCATCTAAAAAAGTACGGCAGTTAGGCCCTGACGTTTGGACTTTTAACGGCTACGACGAGCAAGTTGATATAGGTACTGAGTGGATAACGGTAGCTCAAGGGCCGATCAATAATAGCTTAGAGTTAATTACCGCCATAGCGGGTGATAAAATGGAGGCGTATGATTACGACCCGCCTGTACCCTACCCTGACGAGCCTTTTCAACTAGATAGTGTAGAGCAAACGGCATGGGCTGATCTTAAAAGTAAGCCTGACTATATTGAGAATGTAAGATGCGTAAAGCTCTATCAATTAGTAGGTCGCTATTATAAGTATGACGAGGTTGAGTATCAAAAGGGTGTAGACGATAATAGTTTAAGCCCGATCCCAGAGCTAGGCTTAATAAAAACTAGCTCTAAAACCCGTATAAGTACTCAAGCTGAGTTTAATAAAGCGGTTAAAAAAGACTAATTAAGACGTAAAAGGGCGGGTGTAAAAAGCTCGCCCCTTTATACTTAGGGGGTAAATAAAACTTAACCATGAGGGGTATATGATGTTAGTTTATCACGATAAGCCGATACAGCTGTTCGATAAAAAGGATGGGTTGATGTATGAGGTACGTGTGTTACTCAAAGATGGCGAGCCTTATATTGATCTCACTACCGTACTACTTGATCAAGACGGCGAGATCGACCTCACCAACTGTATTTACGGGCTACCGCTAAAAGAGTTGACGGCTACTGATCAATACGAGACTTACGAGTTTAACCAGAGATGAGTAAGTAGGACGTAAAGCGGCGGGTCATAGCGGCTCGCCGCTATATACTTAGGGGGTAAGTAAAACTTAACCATAAGAGGTAAAAAAAGATGGCTTTAAATAAAGCTCAAATTATAGGTCAGTTAACCGATCAAGTTATAAATCTAGAAGATCCTACATTAAGCGGCTACTCGCCTATACCATGTGCGGCGTGGGTTAAGGATCTTCACATGCAACCTGCTGAACTCAGCAATTGGCTGGCAGATAGCATCTCAAACCCTAGCGATCCTAACGCTATTTACGCTGGGATGGGGGCTACTGGAGATGTGTATATAGTAGCTCTTAATGCTGATTAATTAAGACGTAAAAGGGCGGGTCATAGCGGCTCGCCCTTTTATACTTAGGGGGTTAAAACGTAACTAACCAGGAGGGTAAACCAATGGAGATCATTAAAAATAAACCAGTACCGCCACGGCGTAGAAATGGCCCACCAAGATCAGCCAAGTATGATATTGCCGATCGAATGGAGGTGGGCGATTGTGTAGCAGCCCCAACTCATAAAGAGGTAGTGGCACTTTATAACCGTTTAGCGCGTATGAGTAAAAAGTGTGTTACTCGCAAATTGCCTGATGGTACCATAGGGGTGTGGCGTACTGAGTAAACCCCAGTAAAAAGGGCGGGTCATATTAACTCGCCCTTTTATACTTAGGGGGTAACGTAACTGAATACCCTCGGAGACTGGTTATCTCCACCCTGAAGCGGCGGTCTTTCGAGATCGTCGCTTCTTTTTCCCCATCGTTCTCTTGTCGTCGTTCGTCGTTCGTCGTTCGTCGTTCGTCGTTCGTCGTTCGTCGTTCGTCGTTCGTCGTTCGTCGTTCGTCGTTCGTCG